ATGAGCTGTTTGGGATGCGAGGCGAAGGATCGGGAGCTCGAGTACCTGCGGAAGCAATGTGCGGATGCTCAGGACCGAGTGTTTGCGATGGCGAATCCAACGGGGTATCAGATTTACAAGGGAATTCCCCTGGATCAGGTATCGGGTCAGACGGGAGACGGGCAGGCTCCGGTGTTCAGGGGGGAGGACGGGATCGAGTACCTGTTCGTGGGCGGGCAGCGGGTGCCGGCAGAGGAGTATTACCGGATGCAGGAGAGGCTGGAGAACCAGATGTCAGGGCGGTCGGCGCATGAGGCCGCGTCGCCTGATCTGCAGCTCTAGGGGGGCATTGTCATGGGGGCAGTAGCGGTTACGCTGGATCGGCGGCAGGCGTTCGGAGCGCAGACGGTGTTGTTCGGTACCCTGACGCTCTCTGGCGCGTACGTGGCCGGCGGGGATACGGTGGCGGCGAGTCAGTTTAGCTTGGGCCAGATTGACGAGCTGTTCCTCTCGCCGCTGCCTGGAACAGTGGCCATTGGGGCGCGGTACGTCCGTGCTAACGCCTTTGGCGGGGTGGTCAAGGCGTACGACCTGGACGACGGGCTGCAGACGGCGAACGGGGACAAGAGCACGTTCGTTGCCAACTACGTGGCGTACGGGAGGTAGGCGATGGCAACGATTCCTCTGACAAGCATTGTCGACACTGACCAGGCCAACATGGGGGCCCAGTTTGTGGTGTTGGGTCGGCTGAACGCCAATTTCGCTGATGCGTACGTGGCCGGCGGGGACATTCTGCTGGCGGAGACGCTGGGTCTCGAGCAGATTGATGATGTGCATTTCTCCAATCCGGGGTTGCGGGCGGGTGTGGCGAAGTGCCTGGTCAAGTACGTCCGCGATGCGGACGGCATCAACGGCAAGGTTCAGTATTTCCTGGCCACGACGGGGGCGGAGATCACACTGGCGGCGGATCGAGCGGACGACATCGACTTCGCAGCCTTCGGGCGATAGGAGCACGGACATGGGCGCAGTCGCAGTCACAGTCGAGCGCAAGGAGTGCTATGACAGCCTGTGGGTTGTCTCTGGACAACTTCAGATGTCGTCGAGCTATACGGCGACCGCGGGGGACACGATCACTCCCGCCCAGCTTGGCCTGAGTGAGCTGCGGCATCTGTTCATCGAGCCGGGGGAGACGGCAGGGGCGGTGCTGGCGTACCTGTCTCTCACGCCAGCGAAGACGGGGGTCAGGTTGTTCCATGCGAACGGCACGGCCTCGGAGCCGGCGGGCACAGCGGATCTGAGCGCAGTCGTATCGCGATTCACCGCGTACGGCCTGGGAGGCTGACATCGGGATTCGGGCCCCGGTGTGTAACGGCAGGGACGTGAGCAGGGCTGGTATGGCGTAATCGAGGGGTATCAACAGAGCGGGGTAGCGACGGGGGATGATCCTCGTCCAGCACGCCCTGATTATGCGGCGATACTGAGCCCGGAGGATCGGGAGCTCGTTGACCGCATTGAGAGCCGTCTCAATTACCAGTCGCGGGATAGCTCCCGGTGGGCGCTCGAGCGGCAGTATTTCGAGATTATTGCCTTCTACCTGGGCATCCAGTGGATTGAGTACACTGCGACCACCCAGCGTTTCGTCAGGTGGTCGGCCCCGTCCTGGTTTCCGACTCCCGTAGACAACAAGATGAAGGTACGGGTTCACTCGATGGTGAGCCGCCTTCTTCGTTCCAAGCCGGTGGGTCGTGTGCGGCCCAATTCCAACGAGGTGAACGATCGTCAGGCGGCGGAGTTTGCCGAGAAGCTGATCCAGCACATTCACGGGGTCACGAACGAGCGGACACGCCGGCAGCTTGCGGCCTACTTCGCGGTGCTGACCGGGGCGGTGGTGATCGAGGACTTCTTCAACCCACGCCTGGGGGAGTCGCAAGAGATTCAGTTGACCCGCCTGGATGAGAGCCCCGTTGTCGAGCCGCAGGCGGCGTGTCCGACGTGTGGGCCCCAGGGCGAGGTCGATTCGGTGGGGGCACCCTGCCCGAAGTGTGGGAGCACGATGCTGGAGGCTCAGGCTCCGCGCATGTTGCCGGATGGCACCCCGGCGATGGATGTGGAGCGGGTGCCCGAGCTGGACCCCGAGACGATGGAGCCGATGACGCAGACCATCACGGAGGGGGAGCTGGATGGCCGTGCGCTGATGATCTTCAACTTCTACTGGGATCTGAAGGCGAAGGACGACCTGGAGGACGCCCAGTGGTGCGGGGAGGTCCAGTACGTGGACCTGGATTGGATCGACCAGAATTTCCCCGAGATGGGGCCCTACGTGGCGGCGGAGTCGGGGGTAGATGCGTCCAGCTTCTACGAGTCGAGTCTGCTGTCCCTGGTGGGCACGTCGATTCAGGGGAGTGCCCACTACGGGGGCAACCAACAGTTCACGAACGGGGCGGTCCTGCGGAAGTACCAGGAGAAGCCCAGCAAGCGGTTCCCCAATGGGGTTCATGCCATCACGGCGAACAAGGTGCTGTTATACCGGGGGCCGCTTCCGCTGAGGACCAACACGGGCGCTACGCTGCCGAAGTTCAGCTACACGATGTTCCGCCATGACCTCGTGCCGGGTCGGCTGTGGGGATCGACGCCGTGTGAGGACATGGTGCCTCTGCAGCGGCGCATCAATGGCATTGACTGCCAGCTCATCCTCAACCGGAAGACGCTCCTGAATCCGTGGATCCTGGCTCCCAAGGGGAGCGGTTTGAGCCCTGGGACTACGCACATGAAGCCGGGGGCCACGGTGACGTACAACTTCGTCGGGGTGGGGGCAGCGCCTCAAGTGGTGCAGGGAACGCCCTTGCCGACGCAGGTGATGGACGAGCGCCAGCACTGCGTGGACGCCATCAACGAGCTGGCGGAGGGGCCGGGGACGCAGGCGGCGGAGGCCCCGTCGCAAACGCGCAGTGGGATCGCGTTGCACTGGCAGAAGGAACAACTCGACGAGTACGGGATTGCCCGTCTTGAGCGGTGGGCGGAGTTCCATGCAGAGCGCGACCGGAAACGGCTCATCCTGGCCCAGCAGCACTACCGGGAGGACCGTGCCATCAAGATCCGCGGTGAAGGCTCTGGGTGGCAAGTACGGACGTTCCAGGGGGCTGATTTGCGGGGCAACACGGATGTTGTCGTGGATCCGGGCAGTGAGGTGCCCCGGTCGAGGTCGGCGCAGACGCAGGTGTTGTTTGATTCGATAGAGGCGGGGATCGTAGACATAGCGAACCCGATTGAAAGGCAGAAGGTTATTGAGGAGTTGGGCTTGACGCGGTTTGACACGGAGATTGGTCCAGACAGGCGACTCGCGCAGTTGGAGAATGCCGCCATGGACCAGGGGCAGATGCAGGTGGTGCAGCCTGAGCATAACGACGACGTTCATGCTTTGGAGCATTTGGCTGTGATGAAGTCCCCGGAGTTCTCGACCAAGCCGCCTGAAGTCCAGGCCCTCCACCGATACCACCTTGCGGCTCATCACGAGTCCAAGGCGGCGAAGGAGTTGGGCAAGCAGGTGCAGGCCCCCACGCCTGCTGGGGAGGAGCCCCGTGCGGAGGTACCGATTGGCGGGCAGCCGCCTGATGTACCGCCGCCAGTGGATCCTGCCATGGAAGGTGGGGGTGACACGGAGATGCTGCAGTGATCTCCGCGGGCTTCACGGGTGCCCTCATTACCCGTGCGGGGACGGAACGCCCCATAGTCGTTCCGCGGTGGAGCACGCCCCTCCAAAATGGTGTGCAGGTGGTAGACGATGGCTGATGGCAACCTGGCGGAAGTGATCGAGACGGAGGCGCAGCCGGCTGAAGCACCGGCAGCGGAGGGTAGTTCTCAGTCGGAGGCGGCTGGGACGGGTGGTGAGGCTGGCGGGAACCAGCCGCAAGCTGGGACTCAGCCTGACTCTACCACTCAGCCCGAAGCAGTGGCTGAGCCTCAGAACATGGTGCCCTACACGAGGTTCCGCGAGGCGCGGACACGGGGCACGCAGATCCAGCAACAGTTCGAGCAGGCCCAGACGACGTGGGCAGACGAGAAGCAGCAGTTCGAGGAGAAGATCGCGCAGTTGGAGTCGGGGACAGCGGAGCAGCAGCAGATTGCCACGGATTACCGCGACATCGTGAGTCTCCTGCGGGCCAATCCCGACATCTACAGTCTCCTCGAGGCGCGGGCGCGGGAGGCGGACACGCCGCATTCTCGCGGGACAGGG